TGAAAATGCTAACTTAGCAAAAGAAATAATCAGATTAAGAATAGAAAAAGCTTATTTAAAAAGGTTAAACCCTGGTCAAACAAAAGCTTTTGTGTCACTTATAAGTTTCATGAAAGATCCTCAAGATTATGATGGAGCTGTTCTTAAAGGTTATGCTGGTACAGGAAAAACATACCTCATCAGCAGTGTAGTAGACTTCATGAAAAAAGCTTATCCAAACAGAAAAGTGGCAGTCACGGCCCCTACAAATAAAGCAGTGAAAGTATTATCAAATGGAATTCAATTTAAAGAACAAGGAGTTTTTAAAACTGAGCACAATACTAATACTTCAATAGACTATGGTACAATACATTCTATACTAGGATTAAAAGAATCAGTATCAAATACAGGTGAAAGAAAATTTGTTATTGATGACAAAAAAAATAAAATTAGTGAATATAGATATCTTGTTGTTGATGAATCATCTATGCTTAATGATGAGTTATATGATTTAATAATGACACATAAACCAAGCAAACTGCAAGTAATATTTATGGGAGATCCTGCACAGATCCCTCCTGTTAATCAAGAACACTGTTTACCATTTCGTGATGACAATCAAGATAAATTACTTAAGTTAGAACTCACTGAAATTATGAGGCAAAAGGGAGAGAATCCTATTATTGATTTGTCATTTCAAATTAGGGAAAACTTAGAGCAGAAAAATCCTACAGGCACTATTCATTCAGATGTAAATATTTTTGATCAAGGAGTTTTAGTACTAGATTCTAAATTAGATAGAAAAAGTCTTAGACCTTTAATCAATGAGTTATATAATCATCCTAATTATACAAAAGATCCTAATTATATAAAAACAATTGCTTGGAGAAACAAAAGTATTGATTACTTGAATAGCATAATTAGAGAAGAAGTTCATGGTAAAAATCTAGATAGATTTGTTAAAGGAGAAAAGCTTATAGCAAATCAAGCTTTATTTAGTGAAGGGGAATATGGTGGTATGGAACTTAAAGCTAATACTTCTACAGAATTTGAAATTTATGATGTAAAAATTCAACCACATAAATTTAAAATTTATGAATTTGGTAAGAAAACTGGAATGTTTCCTACCTATGTGTTTGATTGTGAAATTTATAAGATATCAGCTAAAATAGAAGGTGATGGAAAGCCAATTACTATTCGTGTAATTACAGAAGAATACATGGAAGCATACAATACCTTTTGTAATACTTTAAAAGCTTCTGCAAAAGTTGCAAGGAATTCTAAACTTTGGATTGATTATTATACTGCTTGTAAGTTCAATCATAATGTAAGCTACGGTTATGCTATAACAGCACATAAATCTCAAGGAAGTACATATGAAAATGTAATTTTTATAGAGGAAGATGTAGACTTTAATAAGAAAACTGTAGAGAGAAATAGAATTAAATATACTGCATGCACTAGAGCAGCAGAAAAATTAATAATGTTAAGAAAAAACCAATAATATGAAACTATTTATAATAAGTATAATTACATGGTTATTTAATCTTACAGGAGCAACTCCCGTAGAGCCAGTTAAAAATGATAAAGAAGAAATAAAAGTTGTAAAAATCCATGAGGTCTTAGGTACAATGTATAATCCTGTAACATCTCAATGTGATGCAGATCCATTGATTACTGCAGATAATAGTAAAATTAATTTAACTAAATTAGCAAAGCAAAAGATTAGATGGTGTGCATTGTCTAGAGATTTATTAAAACGTTGGGGTGGCCCATACAATTATGGAGATACTTTAAGAGTACATCATCCTGATCCTAGAATCAAAGGTCTATGGGTTGTTCATGATACTATGAATAAAAGGTGGAAAAAAAGAATAGATTTTTTAGTAGCATCTAAAAACAGTAATATTTTTCCTCATAAAACACATAGCATATTAATTAGTAACACAGATTATTATATTGAAAGATGAGTAGATACATAAAACAATTAGAAAACGGTAAAGAAATTGCTTATGGATGGGATCATGCAACAGGATATTTCTTTCAAGTATTTGATGTAGAAGATGAAGAAGATATAGAAAAAGATTATCTTCTTATAAATGAATGTTCAACATTTACTAGAATGAGTAATAGTAAAATGCTAGAACTTATGGATATTTATAAACTTCCAGAATCTCACATAGAACATGTAGCTATGGATTTACCTATAAAATAATGATAAGTAATGTAACTAGAAAAAGTATGATTATAAGACCATCAGGCCGGAGTACAGACTTTATAAGTCCTAGCTTTGGTCATGGTTGTCTTTATAATTGTGCTTATTGCTATATGAAAAGACATAAGCCAACAGGCTTAACAATTGCAGACAATAAAAGTGTATTAAATATACTTACAGAAATTAATAACCATGCTTGGTTTGATACTACAAAAAAACCTAATCAAACTCATAGTGAATATGTTACATATGATATAAGTTGTAATGAAGATTTTGCTTTACATGCTAAACACCATGAATGGGAAAAAATATTTGATTTTTTTGTAGAGCACCCTAAAGCAATGGGTTCATTTGCTACAAAGTATGTTAATAAAAACCTTCTTGATTATGATCCTAAAGGTAAGATTAGAATTAGATTTAGTCTTATGCCTCAAAAATGGAGAAAGATATTAGAACCAGATACATCTACTATATTTGATAGAGTTAAAGCAATTAACAACTTTATAGAAGCTGGTTATGATGTTCATATAAACTTCAGTCCTGTTATAGTAAATAATGACTGGTTAAAACAATATAGAATTTTATTTGAAGGTATTGATGGTTTTGTAGATAATAAATACAAAGACAGAGTAAAAGCTGAAGTAATATTTCTTACACATAATAAAGATAAACATCAATATAACTTAGATAATTATTTACCTGGTGAAGAATTATTATGGACACCAGCAAATCAAGAAGATAAAGTTTCTCAGTATGGAGGAACTAATATAAGGTATAAACATAATCTTAAAAACCAATACATAAAAGAATGGACGGCTTTACATGATGAAATTATTCCTTGGAATACAATTAGATATATATTTTAAAACTAAAAATTATGATAACTTATTTAAAATGGTTACTAGAAAAACACAAGTACGGTAAAATTAAATTCATATTATTCTTATTTGGAATAACACAATGTTTTTTATTAACAGAAGAACTCTATATAGAATATGCACAATATGATATGCCACTGTTACCCCTTATAGGAGGTTACGTTGCTTTATATGGATTTACAATAGGCATAGCACTACAACCTTATAGTATATACAAAGACATAAGAAAATTTAAAAGATGATATTATTAGGTTTAGTATTAGTAATCCTAGCAGGTATAGCAAATGCTGTGATGGATAAAATACAGTTCCATTGGCACAACTCAATCTTTGCCAATGGAACTGAATATAAAGAACAGTTTTGGAACCCAGCAATAAGTTGGAAAAATAAATATAAACCAGGACTAGAATCTTATAAATATGAAAAGTTTAGATTTTCATCAACCCTATTAGTATTTCTTACAGATGCGTGGCATTTATTTCAAATGGTACATACTTTATTCTTATTTGCAGGTATCTCTTTAATAGCATACTTTTGCAATAGTTTTTTAGAATTATTCCTATATGTTTTATTATCTAGAATATTATATGGTCTATGTTTTGAATTATTTTTTAAAAAATTGTTAAGCAAAAAAGAATGAACAGAAAAGATTTTCAACTGATATCTACACATCCTATTAAGAAATCAGATTTAGGATTTCACGGGAATTTATTTGGAGGAAAACTATTAGCGTGGTTAGATGCAGCTGGAGCAGCATATGCATCCCAAGTATGTGATACACCAAGAATGGTAACTTTAAAAATAGATGAGTGTTTATTTAAAAGAGTATCTAAAGAAGGTCAACTTCTAAAAATATACGGTAAGGTTCATGCGTTTGGAAATACATCAGTAACCCTGTTGTTAGAATGCAGAGCTCACAATGTATATACCGGTAAACAAATATCAGTACTAACAACTAACATAAAGTTTGTTAGAATAGATGAAAGCGGTGATGCTATACCAATATCTGATAGAGTTAAGAATAAACTAAATCAAAACAAAAATGATTAATAAGTGGAAAAAAATATTATCATTAAAAGAGTGGAGCTTTATTACAGAGGAAATACTACCTGAACAAGTTACTTATGGGGATTATGTTCCCCAAAAAGATAGGTACTTTATAGGGATAGAAATAGACAAAGAAAATAAGATAGGTACAATCTACCACGACAGAGAATTAACAGAAGCAGATATAATACATGAGCTGCTGCACGTTAAGCACCCAAATAAAAGCGAGGACTGGATAAACAAAACAGAAATAATTTTAAATCAAAACAAATAGTTATGCCAGATATTAGTATGTGTAAAAATGAGAAATGCAATTTCAAAGAGGACTGCTACAGATTTACAGCAACACCTTCTGAAGTTTATCAAACCTATGGAGATTTTAACTGTAAAGATAAAACAAGCATAGATACATTCTTTTGGGAAAATGGTAAACCAAGTATTAACCCTGCAAATAAAAAAGATGAAGATAAGCATACATAAAATAGACTCACAACTTTATCTATTACCGTTTGTTAAAGTAACCTATGATAAGGTACTTAACGGTAGTTATGAATTGATAATAGGATGGTTTAACATTGGACTATCTTTATTTTATAAACCAAAACAAAGATAAATAAAGTATACGTATACGTTTACAAAAAATTAAAAAAGTATACATATATGTTTACAAAAGAGATTGCATTTATTAAACCAAAACAAAGATGACTGAAGTAGTAATATTTAGCTGGTGTTTAGCAATAATTATAATATTTTATGCTGTAATTAAAAAACGCATGGATGAGTGAATTAAAATACATAAAGAAATGATTAACAGTGGTAAAGAATGGGATTGGATGTATAACTTAATTAAAAATGAAAAAGAAATGGCAGAAGATAATAGAAATGAAATAAAAGTAAAGCATCCTGATTATGGACATGTTATATTTCATGGTGCAACAGCACGGCAAATAGAAGTATTAGAACACTTTGAATATAATTGCACATTAACAGATGACGTTTTAGCACAAAATAAAATGCTAGGAGATATGGTCAGAGATCGTGATAAAGAAATAGAAAGTTTAATAAAAGCTATAAAAGCTTATGAGAACAAAGCTAACACACAATAAATATACTTGTGATAAATGTGGAGAAGAATTACCAAAAGAAAAAGTTGCTACTTTGTCCACCAATTTTACACCAACAGGTATTGTGGGGTATAGACAAGGAAACATGGGTGTAAAGCACATGTGTAGTTATTGTAAAAGAACATTTGAAATGGCATTTAAAGGATTCTTCTCACATTATAATAAAGTAATAAAAGAATATGAGCAAAGGTAGAAAGAAAGGTAGTAAGAATACTGTAAAGAATGCTTCTAAAATAATTAGAAACAATGAAATTAAAAGATGCTGCATATGTTCATCAGAATATGTAGGATATGGAAATAATGCTAAACCTATTAAAGAAGGCAGGTGTTGTAATGAATGTAATTCATTTAAAGTTGTACCAGCTAGAATAGACATTCTAATGAATAGTTTGAATATTAACAATTAGATGTTAAAGAAAAAGTTATATATAAAAAAAAGATGGTTGAGACATCTAATAAAAGTAACTAATAAAATTACATCTACTAAATACGTTAAAAAATATGAGAGATAAATTAATAAATGTAATAGAAAAACATGGTCTATGGTTCTTTTGTTTGTGGTGTATATTTATAGTAATTGGAGCAACTACATTAAAAACAAAAGACTCTAATCTAGATAATACTTCTAATAATTTTATAGATTGTGAAGAAGTGTTAAGAGAGAATCAAATATTCTCCTCTATGTTAGCAGAAATAGAAAATGAACCAGGAGGTTCTGAAATTCTAAAAAAATTATGGGATGAACACAATAGATGATAAACATTATAGAGCTCTTATAATGGGGTTATTAACTACGCAACTATGGCTAGAAGTACAAGATGATCTTAGAGGTACTAAAATATACCGGCAAGACATTAAAAGATTGTTAAATCAATTAGAAAAGAAAATGGAAAAGCTTTTAGGTCCTGAGTTTGTTGAGATATACCAACGTGATGAAAAAGACTTCCGTGTACTAATGGAAAGAATAAATGACATTGCAACGTGGACATCTAATGCCAAGTTTGAAAATATTTTAGACTTAGGTAGAGCTCTTAAAGAAAATACAATTAAATTTCAAACAAATGGAAAAAATTAACATAGATTTAAAAAATAAACCCACTGAAGTTTTTGTAGTTAAAAAAACTCCTAAAGGTTATTTAGTTACAGCAGAACCATTTAAAAAAGATGAAGAACCTAAAAAAGTTTTTCATGTAACAAACAATAATGTTATATTGAAATAAATAGCATTGTTACTATCATAACACCAACAGAAGCTATCCAACCAGTCTTAAGTAATTTCTTTTGAGTTTCTTGCTTAGCTATAATATTATCACGTTTAATAAGCTCTTTGTCTTTTAAATCAATAATCTTATCATGCTTAGATATTATGCTGTCTTTAGATATTATAATTTCATAGTTAGCAATTATAATATCCATTTGCTTATCTGTTATTACAGTTTGATTAAATAACTCTTGTTGAGTAAGTTTGAGTACAGTATCCAGTTCATTGGCTAAAACCACCTTTAGAGCTATCTTTTGCAATTCTGCAGTAGTATAGCATGTCAAAGAATCTTTACCAGTTTGACCGTATGATACTGTCCAAGTCATTGTTAGAACCAGTATTAATGTCTTTATATATTTCATGATAAATATGTTTTACTTTGATTTTGGAAGATGCAATGCTGTCATTCTCTATATGCAATGAGTCAATCTCAAGCTGAAGAGAATCATTAATCAGCATTTGTTTTTGGATTAAACTATCCCATACAGCAATTTGTTGTTCTAATTTATCAACCTCTTTAACATGGGAGTCCACCACAGACGGATGGCTCTCCCATATATTAAAGAACATAAATAAACAAATAACAATAAGTAATATTGCTATTACAAAGTTTTTAGATATTTTCACTTCTTTTTAGTAGGTGTTTTTTTAAAAACTTTTTCAAAACCAGAAATGCCAAAGCAGCCCAGTACTAAAAGCAAAAAGGAATTGTAAACAAACTCTTTAATTACTAGATCTTTTCCTAAATATCCAGTAGTTAAATCAACTAACATGGTAAAAACCATAATAGCAAATGCAAAAAAACCTATAATAGATTTTTCATTCCAATCATTGTCATCTTTAAAGATTTCAGTAAATTTTGATAATTTCATAATATTTTATTTTGTAACAGTTAATTATGCAAATATAAACTTTTTAAATTAAAAACTTATGCCCAGCTATAGAAGAGCCATTAATAGGCAAAAATTATATCAATTAGAAGAATACTTGTTTAGATTAGGAGAATATACAGACAGTTTTGAATTTAAAGATTTAAAAAGTCTACAACAAAATAACATATTAAGAGAAATTGCTTATATAGACATGGCTATTGGTATATTTAGAATGACTTTTAAAGGAGATAACCAAGAACAAGCTGTTGTAGGATGGCAAACAAATAATCCTAATGAAGCAGATGGTTATTTTAAATTATATTATTTTTCTTGTATGAAAGTTGCTTCAAGTTGTACAGGAATTGATGCAACTAAAATAAGTGCTATATGTGCAGGAAGAAGATACACTAGTAAAGGTTGGAAGTTTAAACTAAGATCTGACTATGAAGAAAATGATGAGCCTATAGATTATAGTCTAGATAGACCATCTTTTGAAATTATAGAATACTAAAGGCCTATTCATTTACTACCACCCATTCTTGATATAAAGAATTGTTTGTGGTATTGTAAATATTAGGTTAATTAAGTAACTTGTGCAAGCCCATGTCAACCAGGAACTTAAAAACTAATCAAATTATTATGGCAAAAAAGAAACAAATGCTTTTGCAAATGGAAATGTTTGATGAAATGAGCAGAAATAGCTTATCACCTAATCAATATTATGTAATGTGTTGTATCAGAGATTCTGTTACACCCGTTAAAGTCAACTTACATATGGAGTTAAGAACTCTTAAAACAGAAGGTTGGATTGATAAGGTTGAAAACAAACATATTTTATTACCTAAAGCCGTATCACTTATTAGTGTTATTGAGAAATTATTCTCAATACAAAAAAAGAAAACTACCAAGCAATTACTTGGTGAAAAATCAATGGAGAAAATCCTAAAGTATAATGAGATATTTCCTAAAAAGAAATTAGAATCAGGAAGAGCTGCAAGAAGTGCTCCTAAGAATGTAGAAAAAGCATTCAGATGGTTCTTTCAAAATCATGATTACAGTTGGGAAACAATATTTAAAGCCGCTAAAATCTATAGAAATGAACAACTAGAAGACAACAATGACAAGTATTTAAAGACTTCACAATATTTTATACGTAAAAATGAAGAAAGTAGATTAGCTGATTATTGTTATTCTGTAGATACGGATGGCTTTGATGGAGAAAGAGTAGAAATGAATCACACAATTACAATAGTATGATAACAAAAAGATTACACAGCTTTATGCTAACAATTGGATTTAGTTTAATTGCTTGGCTTATTGTAAATACTTTTATAATAAATATAAATATTTTTCAATTTATTATTATAGAAATATTTATGGCCTTTATGGAAATTTTCAGTACCTTTGTTAAGGTCAAGACAGGTCTTGAAGAAGACTCAGAATCAAGTAATTAATCTAAATGAATGAACCAACTAAAGGGAAAACTTATCCCTGGAAAAAACAAAAGAAAGCTTATGATGAAGCTTTAAAATATGTATACAATAGAAAACAAGGTACAGTAACATCATTTAAAACACCTTGGGATAAACTTAATGATGCTGGAGTTAATGGATTAGAATGGCATTCTATGACTGTTATTGGTGGAAGACCTGGTACAGGCAAGACACTGATAAAAGATCAGATAATTAGAGAATCATTTGAACATAACAAAGGTCATACAATTAACATTCTAGAATTTTCACTTGAGATGGTTGCACGTGCATCTAAAGTAAGAGAATTTTCTTCTGTATTAGGTAAACCTTATAAGTACATATGTAGTGCTTATGAAGATAATAAATTATCTAAAGAAGATTTTGATAAATTGTATGCTCACTCAAAAAAAATGTGTGATGCTGACAATTATCCTGTTGACATTGTAGAAACTGCTCCTACTGTAACACAGTTTATAAATATTATTAAACAGTACATGGAAAAAGATTCTACAATGCATCAAACAACAAACAAAAATGGAGAAAAAACTACAGTAAAAACTTATGTTAATACCATAGTTACTCTTGATCATTCTTTATTATTAAAGTTATCTTCTAATGAGAGAACTAAAACAGACATGTTATATAATTTAGGTGAGGCTATTACAGCATTAAAAAGAATATATCCAATTGCGTTTATTATTTTGTCACAACTTGGAAGGCATGTAGAATCACCTGAAAGAAATGAAAATGGAAAATATGGAAACTATATATTAGAAACAGATCTTTTTGGTGGAGATGCTTTAATGCAACATGCTGACATGGTAATAGGTATAAACAGACCAGCTAAAAAGAATATTAAATTTTATGGCCCAAATAAAATTCAAATAGCTGATGAATCTGTGCTTGCCTGGCACTTTATTAAATGCAGATCTGGAAATACAAGATTAAGTTTCTTTAAAGCTGAGTTTGAAAAAATGGAGGTAAGTGAAATGGATACTCCGCCTATGCAACAAAATTTATCTACAACTTAAAAATTAATTAATGACACTTTCAACTAAAGATCTTGGTAAAAATAAGCCTAACAAAGCTTTAGAGTCAAGAGAAAAAATTAAAAAGTTAAAGGAAAAACACATACCTTTATTTAAAAAAGAAGGTGTGTCTAATCCAAAGTTTATACCAAGAATGGCATATAAACACAATGGAGAACTCATCATAGGTTTCTATGAAAGAGATGTTTATGGTGGTGTTGATATATACACTGAATTTGTAAGCAGAGATTATACACCAGAAGATAATCAAAGAAGATTATATAAATGGTTATACAATGCAGAATATGCAACAGAATACCCTTTATCAGATCCACATGCAGCAACAGGAGATAGAAGATATCTTATACCAGTTGAAGAACTTATATGTGTAGCTGATTTTCATAAAGAAAAAGATATAAGAGAAACAGAAGAAGAAAACGATGAAGTTCCTTTTGAAGCTATGCCTGACCCAGGTTCTGACGTACCTTATGCAGATATGACTCTTAGAGATTTTTGTGCTATTGAATGGAAACAACCTGTAAGTCAAAAGAAATGGCTTAATACTTTAATAACAAATACGTTTAATAAATGACGGAAATTAAATTACCTATGAAAAAGGTCAAGGCTGCCTCACAAAGCCCTAAAAATCTAATCATATTTTCTAAACCCAAAGTAGGAAAAACTTCTTTATTAGCTGAATTAGAAGATGCTCTTATTATTGATTTAGAAGAAGGTTCTGATTATGTAGATGCTGTTAAAATTAAAGCAAAGTCTGTTGAAGACATAAAGAAAATTGGTACTGAAATTTTAAAACAAGACAGGCCTTACAAATATATTGTTATTGATACTATAACAGCCTTGGAAAACATTTGTATTCCTTATGCAGAAATTTTATATGCTAAAAAACCTATGGGTAAGTCTTGGTTTAAAAAGGCACCAGATGGTAAATCATATGATCTTACCAGTGGTAAACGTCAATACGGCAACATACTAAATTTACCTAATGGTGCAGGTTATGCCTACTTAAGAGAAGCTGTAACCAATATGATTGAATATGTTAAAACATTAGCTCCTAGAGTTATACTTGTTGGACATATTAAAGACACTTTATTAGAAAAAAATGGAGCTGAATTTTCTTCTGCAGATTTAGATTTGACAGGGAAAATTAAGAGAATATTGTCATCTCAGTCTGATGCAATTGGTTATTTATATAGAAAAGGTAACCAGAATATTCTTAGCTTTGCAACTTCAGATGCAATATCTTGTGGTGCAAGACCAACACACTTGCGTAATCAAAACGTTGTAGTAAGTGAAATGACTGACAAAGGCCTAGTAACACACTGGGATAAAATTTATATTGACTAATTATTAATTACAAATCACAAAAAAAAAGAAAAATTATGGCATTAAGTACAAAAGATGTTAAGACAGGAGAAGCTGGTGGAGGTTTAAAAACTATTACACCAGGACAACACAAACTAAAAATTAATTCTATTGAGTTAAAAAGGTTTAGTTTCATGGAACAAGATCAAGGTTATTACTTTATTATGAATGTGGAAACAGAACCTATAGATGGTTTTGAAGGTTTCATGATTGATGTAAATGATCCAAGTAAAGGAAATTATGCAGGTAAAGTTGGTCAAGTAAAAGCTAATAAATTCTTTTATAAAAATGGTACTACTAAAGGTGGTATAGAAATTAATAGAGATACTGAGCTTATGAAACAAATTAAAAAGATTTGTTTAGCTACTAATAAAGCAGAATGGTTTGAAAACGCTGATGGTAAATATGACACTATTGAAGCAATGGTTGATGGATTTAACACTGATGCTCCATTCAAAGATGTATTTCTTAACATGACTGTTGCAGGTAAAGAGTATCAAAAAGCTAATGGTCACATTGGTTATGATATGTTCTTACCTAAATTAAGTAAAGGTCTTGTTGCTATGGAAGCAGCTGATGCTAAGCTTAGTAAGATTATGCCTTTTAATGAGGCTGATCACTGGTCAAAATATGTAGCTGAACCAGTAGCAGAATTTGGTGATGCGGGGGAAACTACTCCAGATTTATCAGGTGCTCCTGATTTTGAACTATAGTATTTTTAAATATCAAATAATAAAAGGAGGTTAGTAGCCTCCTTTTTTATTCTAAAATAAATCATATGTTAAGAACTAAAAATTTAATACTAGACTTAAAAGAAGTTCCAAATACATGGATTTTTGAATACTATTTAAAGTTACCTGAAAAGTTAACTGGTCAAGATATCAAAATGAAATCAATATGGAATTTAAATGATAAAGATCCTTCCTTCTTTGTATACTTTTCTAAAACTTCTCAAAAATATAAATTCAAAGATTTTTCTGCAGATAAAACAGGTGATGGTGTACAGTTAGTAACAGACATGTTTAATTTAAGCAGAAGGTTTGATGCTGTATGGAAAATCATACAAGATTATAATGACTATATAATGAACAACGGTTCTTATAATGTAGAAGAATTTAAAATTAGAGCTAAGTATCAAGTGAAAGAATTTACACTTAGAAGCTGGAGTAAATCTGATGAAAAATTTTGGATGCAATATAGAATAAGTTCTAAGCTCTTAACTAAATATAATATAGAACCTTTAGATAATTATACTTTGAAAAAAGATAATGCTAATGATCAGTTCACTGTTAATGGTGTTAGAATATACGGTTACTTTAAAGAAGATGGAACTTTATATAAGATTTATCAACCAATGAATTCAAAAAAGAAATTCTTAAAAGTTAAAGATTGTATACAAGGGATTGAACAACTAACATTTTCAGTACCATACCTTGTTATTTGCAGCTCAATGAAAGACGGATTAGCTTTTAGTAAATTAGGGTTTAAGAATGCTGAATTTATAGCTCCAGACAGTGAGAATAGTTTACTACCTGAAAAAGTTATTAATCAGTTAAAAGAAAAATATCAAAAGATATGTACTCTTTTTGATAATGATGAACCAGGTATTAAAGCTATGATAAAGTATAAAGAGCAATATGATATACCAGGAGCTCATTTAAAAGTAGAAAAAGATTTAGCTGATTGTGTAGCAACACACGGTATAAATAATACTAGAGAATACATTTACCCGGTTCTTACTAAAGCATTAACAGGAACCATAAAACAATTACCATGAGATTTGTATCAATAGATAGCAGTTTAGCTAATACAGGAATTGCAGTAGGAAATGTAGGTCCCACTGGTATTATAACAATAGATTATATTAAACTACATAGTACATCTAAAAGTAAGCATAAGCAAATACGTGCAAGTTCTGATGCTATTCAAAGATGTAGAAGCACTTGGCAATTTATTAAAGAAATAATAAATAGTGAAAAGCCTAATGTAGTATTTATGGAAACACCGTCTGGATCTCAGTCTTCAGCAGGAATGAAAAGTTATGGAGCTACATGCCAATTAATAGCTTCTATAGAGCCTGCTCCAATAGAAGTTACTCCAATAGAAGTTAAAGTTGGTTCAGTAGGTGTTAAGACTGCTTCTAAAACAGACATGATTGAATGGGCCCATAAACTATATCCAAATGTAGAGTGGTTTTGGCATGCCGGTAAGAAGCAAGCTAAGAATGAACATATGGCTGATGCTATAGCAATAGCTTATGCTGCAATTAAAACACAAGAATTTGAAAGATTAAAAAGTTATATGGCATGACAATAGAAGAGTTAACAGAAAAATATAAAGAGAAACTGAAAGACAATGATTTGTTTTCAGCAAGAAAAGTAGACACTGTAAATTATGATCCTCATCCTTATACTGTTGGAGCACAACATGTAGCTCATGCTTCAGAAAAAGGTGGGATGTTAGATAAAGAAACACTAGATGAAGTAACATGTGCAGCAAAAGGTTGTACATTAACTTATGAAGAACATAAGTTTGACACGGTTATATTTTTATCATTAAAAAGAAATGGTACCAATACTGAAGCAAAAAAAGCCTTAGAATTAATTAAAGATGATATGATTAAGGATAATATTGATGGTTTAGTAATGGTAGAAACAGAAGAAAAATTTAGAATAGATGAGAAATAAAAAAGATTTAGCAGTAGTAATGACACTACTAAGAGATAACGGAGTACACTATGTAGGATGTTATTATTCAGGAGGAGGCGACTCTGGTGAAATAGAATCAATTGCGTTATACGGTCCTTCTTTTGATAAGAAATATGAAATGGATGAAGTTGATCTTGATTATGGAGAGGAAGGTGATGTGGATTATAAACTACCTCAAGATATTGCCACTTATATTGAAGATGTATTTTATGATCAACATTTAAATACTATAGAAGATTGGTATAATAATGAGGGAGGTTATGGAAGTATAGTAATGTGTACTAAGACTGGTTATTTTAAAAACTATAATAACTGCTATTACCAACGGACTGAAACATATTATCATGAAGGTGAAATAACTTTAGAGTAATGGCACATCCTGCACAACATGCAAAATCCTCAGTAAAAAAATGGGGAGGCCAAGAAAAAGATTACATGCATATTCATAACTGGTTTGATGAAACTAAAGCCTGGATAGGCAACAGCAGACACCGTTTATTTAGACATCATAGTGAAGGTATATTTGAGTGTGAAAAAGTATTTGGAGAATCCTTTACTAACTCTGATGGTAAGACTGTGTACACTAGATATGTTGGAGAACAACATGTAAAAGAAGATTGCTTTGGTCATTTACCAAGTGCAAAAGAATGGTTAGATAATTTAAAAGAACCCAAAGAATGGATGATACGAACAATTAAAATAGAAGACTAATGGAAAGAAAACAATTAGACAATGTAATAAAAATGCTTACATCAAGAGATAAAGAAAACCATACAGTAGCTCTATCAATTATTGAGGCTACGCAAACTAAAGATAGTGCTGTAGCATTGTTATTAGGATTAAAGCTTGGTCATGCATCAGAAGAACAATGGAAAACTCATGCACCTAAAGCATTAGAATATGCTAAGAAGCTTTGTGGAAGTGCTTGGAGAACTGATCTTAATGTAACATATAAAACGTTATTTACTATCATCACTTCAACTAAACAAAAACCTAATCAAGTAAAGTTATTTATGGAGTTTTTCACAGAATATCTAACTAATCAAATGCAATCAATGGGTTACACATTCATTAAAGAAATAAAAGTAATAACAGATATAGATGAATAAACATGAAACACTAGCAAAAGCATCTAAAGAATTAATGTTAAAGGAGCCCTTCTATGGGCTTCTTTTATTATCACTAAATAAAATTTGGTCAGAAAAAATGGTACCCACAGCAGGAGTCTGCTTAAAAGGTATCAATTATGAATTAGCCATCAATCCCGTATTTTGGGAAAGTCTACCACCAATACAAAAAGTAGGCATATTAAAACATGAATTATTGCATATTGCATTCTTTCATTTAACTGATTATGCTGATTATCCTAACAAGCAGCTCTTAAATGTAGCTATGGATATTGAAATTAATCAGTATATAGATAAAGAATGGCTTCCTGAAAATGGATGTTTCTTAGAAAATTTTCCTTCATTAAACATGGAAGCAAAGAAGGGTACTAGATATTATTACAATATGCTAGACCAAGAATGTGAAAATGGAGAAGAAACTGCAGTAGCACTAGGTCAAGCTTTAGAAAGTGGTGATTGTGAAGTTCAGTTACCAGACGGTACAATTGTAGAACTTCCTGATCATATTTTTGACAACCAAGAATTAGATGAGGCTACTAAAAAGCTAATAGAAACACAAACTAAGCATATTGTAAATCAAGTTGCTGATCAAGTAATGAAAGCTAAAGGAAATGTTCCTGGAGAAGTTGCTGAAATACTTGAAAGAATCAATAAAATAGATCCACCCAAGTTTGATTGGAAAGGATATATTAGAAGATTTTCAGGTAAATCTGTAAAAACTTATACTAAAAAATCTAGACGTAAATACAATAAAAGAATGCCTGATTTGCCAGGTCTAAAAATCAAGAGGCAAAAACATATTTTAGCTGCAGTAGATACGTCAGGATCAGTAAGCACAAGTGAACTTAAAGAATTCTTAAATGAGATGTGGCACATGACCAAAACAGGTTCTGAT